AATTATACTCAGAAACAGGGTCAGTCTTACCCAAAGTGGTCAAAGAATTTTCAATGTACCAAAGACCCGATGGACCCTGGAAACCGTGATCGAAAATACGAATGAAAGGAACGTCTTCATTAACAGGAGCTGGAAGGAAACGAATAACGGCATAACCGTTGCCAGCCTTATCTACAGTAGGAGACCAAAAACGATCGTCCTTCTTATTTTCCTGGTTGCCTGAGAGCTTTGTCATTTCAGCGGTAAGCTGTTCGAGAGACTTCTTACCAGACATTGATTTGAGTTTAGAAAAATCCATATATATTCTCCGTATGTTTTGTATGTTTTGTATGATGTGTATTGAGCCGTATGCGCTCAACATTATTTAGTATACCCTTAATCGCCAAAATAGTCAACTACAATCTTTTTTAGATTATTTTTATCTGCCTTGATGAAAGGAGTATATTTCTCAATTTTGATTCGGACATTATCCCAAACCAAATCGTATTGCAATTTAGAGTCCCAATGTTTTTTAGCACCAGTCAACTCTAAAAGTAAACAAAGGGTTTCTAATGAAATTTCTTTACCAAGATACTTCATTAAGAGAACAGGATGTTGATTATCTTTAACAATAAAGTTGGTATCAAAATTGGTATCAAGTTTACTCAAATCCTGTTTAAAGTTATATGTTAAAGACTCTTGCCTCTTTAACCAATCTTTATAATTTTTCTCGGCTTCTTCACTGTAAGCAAGATCCCTGATCCAAAATTTTTCGTTTATGGATAGATTAGCAACCAGAAAATTATGAACGTCTGGATGCTTGGCCAGCTTTTGAAAAAACAGTTTATCTTTACGACTATCAAAAGACGTAGAGTTAACTTTTACTTTACCGTTGTATTTAAAATAGTCATAAGAAGTTTTTGTGAAATGATTTTTTAACGCCAAATATTCTTTATAACATTCTATAGCAGACATAGTCACTTTACTTTCTTCAAACTTTCCATAAATTTAACGTATAAACCTTTTTCTCTACCATGAGCTTCAATTTCCCATGGGTGATCCCAATAATCAACCAAATCAGAGTCTATAACCTCGCCTTTCCACTTACACTTGTTCACTTTTAGATAATCTTTCAATTCGCCTTTAGCGTATTGTTTAACGTGAACCATTTCGTGCGCAATTGCCAGTAGCATTTCTTTTTTGGAAAGATCTTTATTGAGGGTTATGATATAATCTTTAGCTCTATGATTTTCGTATTCCCATTCACAAAATGCATATTCTTTTTGTTTCTTATCAAACTGTTCAAAAGCCAATTTGATGTTCATTTTGTGATATAAATTTTCGCCGAGTAATCTTTTGCCGTAAAACTTCAAAGCATCTTTACATAATTTAAGGGAAACTTTTGTCGGCTTACCAGAACTTCTGATATACATATGTCGCCCTCCCTAAAAACGTTCAGGGTATTTAGACGGGCAACCTAGCTCCTCTTTTGAGGACATTTAAACATTCAGCTTCAGCTTGAATTTTAGCTCTCATTGCTGGATCTTTTTTAATCCAATAAGCAGCTGTTTCAACTTCTAAATTATTTTTTTCGCACCAAAATACAACTGCATCAATATAATCAATATTTTTTGATTTACATAACTTCTCAATTTCTTCAACAAAATTATTATTCTTTAGGACCATCGACCTGAACCCCTTGAAAAATTAATTTCCAACCTACGCTGAAAATTCCGTAAAAAACAATCATACAAACGAAAACTACGGAAGTTATCCACCAATCTTTAGGTGATATCAAATAGTCTGCAAATTTATAAGGGAACATAGAAATTACTATTAATAAAACGCCGAGGGTTCGGTCTTTAACAATCATGTATCACCTTAAAATGGTAGGGGTGCTCGGATTCGAACCAAGTCTAGAACGCTAATCGGGCGCTAAAGGAGGTATAAGCTCCTCTCGTGTACCAACACCCACCCCCATAAAATGGCGCCCCCTGAGCGATTCGAACGCCCGACCCACGGAGTAGAAATCCGTTGCTCTATCCAGCTGAGCTAAGGAGGCTTTTTGTATTACTTACCTAAAACCTTATCCCAAAGGTTTTTGACCCATTGAGGTTGCGGCAAAATATTCCAGCCAACTAGAACACCAACAATAAATCCTACAACAATTTCTGTCATACTTCTTCTCCTGAAACAAATTTATTTAATGACTTTGCTACTTGCATAATTCGAACATGATCAACTGATTCGAGTTCGGGAAAAGCAGGAGCCATCTTGTTTTGATTTTCAAGAAAAGTCCTATTAGAATTCCAATCGTTTTCCAGACGAATTCGTTCAGTCATAGTTCTTTCTGATTCAATAGACTGAGCAAGTTTAAGAAGCTCAAGACGAATCACATATGCGCTGTTATCTTTCATTATAATCTCCTGTGTGAGTGTGTAGTGGGGAGTTTCTGTTTCCACGTACTCCCCGAAACGCATGCTTAGGCTGCTAGAGCCATAGCTAGAGGTGCATTATCGTTTGCATCTAACGTTTGCTTTTGGTCTCTTCGCAACTTTACTACGTCCGTCGATCCTATTTCGCCCCCATCAAAGATACACTGCACTGCACCCTGATAGTAGGCATCGGTGTGCCACCTACATCTTATCTGCAGTGTATCCATGGTGGAGGCGTCGGGTACCGCCCCCGAGTCCGAACCGTTTATTCCTTACGCCTCAACGACCTAAGCATATTATTTATATTAACTTGCTTGACAATTAAAGTCAAGTGACAACTTTCATCAAAATAGTAGCGTCGTTGATCCTTACAGCAAGCGTTGCATCGCCCTTGGCTTCGTCCATAATTTTACGCAAAACGATTTTACCGCCGTTCATAACCTTATCTACAAAGTACTCTGGTTTGCGTCCAGTGCGCTTCGAGCAAGAAGTTTTTTCGTCAAACCCAATGATGCTGGTTCCCTTGACATCAAGTCCTCCACGGTCGAGAGCGCGAAAAACTGTAAGGATCTTATATTTGGTATTAAACGTCCAAAGCTCTTGAGCGCCAACAATCTTTTCAGGGTTGATAGAAGCAATCTTAAAGTTCTTATCTTCCTTCTGATACTTCAACCCCTTCAGCTTCTTTTCAACAGAAACTGGACGAGGCTTACGTGGCGCACGAGTCTTTTTAGCAACGTTACCGTACTTTTCGGCGTCGCTGATCAGCCGTTCAAAAAACGAAATACGTTCTTTCAACTTAGACTTAGTGAAGTGCGAGTACGCCTCCTTAAGCTGAGGACATTTGCCAGCGCTAGCTTCTACAAGCTCTGCCAACCAAGGCTTATACCTGTTGATAATCGCCTGACAATACGTAGCTGGGATTTCTTTGCTCTTCAACCAATCATAAAGGGAAAATGCCTCACCACTATCAATAATTTCTTCAATGTCTCCGATAATTTCTGACTGGCGCTCGCGAATACGATCTTGAATAGAAATAACTGACTCGACTTTTTCTTTCTTTTCAACCTTCGCTCGCGCGAGAGTCTCATTCAAAAGACGCTCAAGGTAAGGTTTCGCGCTTTCAGGAAGCTCGTAACCTTTGCTGAGCATACGACAAACCCAAGCAGCAGTCGTGGGAACCCATGCGTCGGGAACGCTCTTAAACTTCTTAACGTCGGCAGTACGACCCAAGTTTTTAAGATACGTTTCAATATACTCCCGAGCGTCCGAATTGGTACACATATAGTTGTACCAACTCAGAGCTTTACCATATTCAGATTCAGTAACGGGCTTGGTGAAAACAGGCTCTTCGCCCAAATACTTTACGTTAACCAAATAGGATTCGCTACGAGTAACACGAACCTTTTTGTTTTTCTTAGCGATAAGTGCAGGACGACGAGCCATTTAATTATTCCTCTTCTTCAATCAACCAATCGTTAATAAAGATTTCTTTCGCCTTATCGCGTACAACCTTAGCGATAGTTCGAAGATCTTCTAAATTTTCTACTTTTTCAATATTATCTAATATACGCAAAAGGTTACCGTCTTGACCACTAGAAGCTTCACGCCAAGCAAACCTATGACCATATTTCGCTTCTGTTTCAGAAAAAATATGAGCTTCTACAATACCCTCTTTACCTTTTTCAGTAAAAAGATATCGGATATAAACATCAGAAACATCAATACCCTTTGAATTCAGATAAACTCGACATTGATGCTTGCCTTTTCTCGTTTTAATACCGTTTGACCTAGCAAAAACATTAGTCGCTTTACCAGAGTATCCAATATTAGGGTCAATGATATTTTCTGGCAAATTGTCTTTATGGGCGACTTGATATATACCATAAACACCGTATTTTTCGGCAAGGTTTGAAAACTTTCTGTAACCGACTCCACCCACCGAAGTGATGAGTGGGAGCCAATCGGTTTTATGAAGAATTTGCTTTTCGAACCAGTCATCTTCATGAAGAGGTATCGAAACAAGAGCCTTGTTGCTACTCATTTAAGCAGCCTCCGCCATTTCAACAGCGAGCTCGAGTGCCTTGGTCTTAAGACCCTTGTTGTAACCGTACCAAGCAGAGCTAAGACGGGTGTCAACTGAACGACCGACAAGGTGGTCAGTCATATAGGTGACAGCGTTGAAGGGTTGCCACCAAGAACCCTCGGCGTATTCAGCTCCAGGCTGGGTGTGGAGAATATCGATACCAAGCTTGGCATTCTTAGAAAGATCATTAGACTTTTCTTCGACGCTGGTAGTAAGTGGGAAAATACGCTTGAAGTATTCGACAATATCCTCTTCCTTAGCCTTCTTGGAGCCGAGGAACTGAGCCATTTCCTTATACTTCTGAAGCTTATCGGTAGCAATACCAAGCATTTCCTTCACAGCAGTCGGCTCGAAAACCTTGCGGTGAGAAATCTTAGCCATGCGCTCAACCTTGCTATTCAGAGAAAGAGTGAGGGTGTTGTTGCAAACAACACGGATAGGAGTGAAGCGAACATCAGTAGAAAAACCATACTTATGGAAGTTCGAAAACAGGAGATAAGAGTCGATCTGATCGCCCTTGAAAAGCTCGAAGCTTTCCTTAACCTTGGCGAGACCCCAAATGATCTGACCTTCCTTCAGTGAACCAGCGGTGTGCATTTCCATGTCACCAGCGGCAACAAACTCGTTGAAGAAGTCAAAAGCTTCCTCGTTCTGAACAGGATTCCAGTCGTTTGAAACAACGTCAAGAATCTTATTGTCGCTTTTACGAACAAGAGCGGACTGACCAATGTCAACATCCTTACCACCAACCTTAGCATAGGCAGTGATCTTTTCGACTTCCCAATCAAGCCCAGCAGCTTCGAGCATTTGGGCAGGAGTAAGGTCATTAGGTACCTTGACGCCAAGACCATGCCACGGCACGTCGCCAGCGTAAGCCATTTGAGCCTTACCA